CACGCGGACAGGGGCCACGTGCGGCGCAATGCGGACGGCTCTTTCGACCTGGCCGCGGTGCGGTCTGACCTGAGACAGAACGTACCGAACTCCGTGGCGAGTACCCCTCTCGTCGCGAACCAAGCGGGCGGCGCGCCGGATTTTCCCGCGAGATCCGACACGGCGCCCGCTGCCGGATCGTTGACGGAGTTCCGGACGAAGCGGGAATTTCTGAAGCTACAACGCGAAGCGCTGGACTTTCAGGAGCGGCGGGGCGATTTGATCCCGGTGGCGGATGTCCGCTCGGCCCAGGCCGAGCGGGCGACGGCGGAACGCGAGGCGATTCTGAACTGGCCGGCGCGCATTGCGGCGGGGCTCGCGGTGAAGTTTGGCGCCACCGAACGTGATATGTTCGCCGCGCTTGACGCTGAAGTCCGTAAATTCCTCGAAGAACGCAGTAACGAATCGGTAGAACGAGTGGCCTGATGGGAGCGGCACGGCAAGTAGTCTACGAGGCGTGGAACGCGGGGCTAAAGCCTCCGATGGCGCTGAGCGTGTCGAACTGGGCAGACCGATACCGGGTGGTGGCGCCCCCATCGCCTGAGCCGGGGCCGTGGCGCACGGCGCGGACACCGTACCTGCGGGGGATCATGGATTGCCTCTCGCCGCGGTCGGCAGCCCGCACGATCGCGCTGATGAAAGGCTCGCAGACCGGCGGGACGGAATGCGCGCTGAACTGGGTGGGGTACGACATCCATCAGGACCCGAGTTCGTTTCTGATCGTGCTGCCTACGCAGGGGGTCGCGGAAGAGTGGTCGAAGACCCGGTTCGACCGCCTGGTGGAATCGACGCCAGTGCTGCGCGGGGCGATCCCGATGAAGAAATCGCGCGACGCCGACAATACGCTGTTCAACAAGAAGACGGCGGACGGGCGTGGCCTGATCAAGTTCGCATGGTCCAGCTCGGCGGCCAGGCAGCGGTCCACGCCGGCGCGGAACCTGATCCTCGACGAAGTGGACGCTTTTGAAGGGGACGTGCAGGGCGAGGGCGATCCGGTCACCTCGCTGAAGCGGCGGTTCACGAATTTTCCGCGCGGCAAAATGTTCATGGCATCGACGCCAGCGGGATCGCGCGGCTCGCGCATCAACCGCGAGTTCCTGGCGGGCGACCGGCGACTCTACTTCCTTCCCTGCCCTTCCTGTGGGCATTTCCAGCCGTTCAGCTTCGGCGGATTGAAATGGCCGGCGGCCGTCCCGAATGAAGGCTCCGCAGAACGGGAAGCCCGCTACGCGCAAGTCGGTTTCTTGTGCGGCGGCTGTGCCGAGCCGATTTCCGAACGGTTCAAACAGGAGATCCTGGCTGGCGGCATTTGGGTAGCGACGGCGACTCAAACAGACCTAGCGGAGAAAGGGTTTGACACTTCCGATCTGGAGTCGTTGGCGCCGATCTTCGCGGCGATGGAGCGCGAGAAGTGGGTCTCGTTTCATCTGCCGGCGGGATGCTCGCCGCTTGGCTGGTATTCCTGGTCGGACATGGCGCGCGATTGGGAAGCGGTGCAGGGCAAGCGCGATGTCAACGCTCATAAGGTGTTCGTCATGCAAGTACTTGGCGAACCCTGGAACGATGAGCGCGGGGAAGCACCGGACGATGAAAAGATCTGGGCGCGGCGCGAAACCTACGAGCACTTCTCGGTGGGCGAAGGCAAGTTGCCTTGGAACGAAGCGGCGCGGGTTCCGCGGCGCGCGTTGTTCCTGACGGCGGCGGTGGACATCCAGCAAAACCCAGCGCGTCTCGAAGTAGGCGTGAAGGCGTGGGGGCGCGGCAAGGAAGCCTGGCACATCGGGTACTGGGTGTTTCCGGGCGACGTGTCGCGGATTGAAAACGAGCCGTGGGATTGGCTGGCCGACCTGCTGGCGAAGGACTTCCCGCACGAGGGGGGCGGAACTCTGGCGATCATGGCGATGGCAATCGACACCGGTTACCTGGCGAACGTGGTCTACGAGTTTGCGTTGGAGCATCCGCGGCCGGCTCATAACGACGCTACCGGCTCACGCGTGGTGGCGATGCGGACGGTTATTCCGACGGCGGGCACTGAGGACTGGCAACGCGTGGTGGCGTCTGTCACAAAGACGGATGCGGCGCGCAAGCGGCAGAACGTCCGGATCTGGAAGGTGGGCGGCGGCTTTGTAAAGTCGGAGCTGTACGGCTGGCTGCGCCTGCCCATTCCGGAGAAAGACGAACCGTCGCCGGGGTTCCAGCATTACCCGGACTATCACCGGCTGTGGTTCACCGGATTGTGCGCCGAAGAGCGGAAAGTCACGGATAAGGGACGGGTGTACTGGAGCGTGATTCCGGGCCGTGAAAGGAATGAACCGCTCGACACAGAGCAATACCAGAGGCTGGCGGCGGCGGTCTGCGGGATGGACCGATGGCGGGATGCCGAGTGGCAGTCGCTCGAGGAACGGTTGGGGCTGGACGCGGAGCCGGTGCAGGTTGGGCTTCCGCTGCGCGCCGAAGCGGGCATGGCGCCAGAACCGCCGAAGCCGGTGCCGATGCCGGCGGAACTGCCGCCTCAAAAGCCGCGGCCGATTTATACCACGTCGAAATCGAGGTTCGTATGAGCTACACGGCGGACGATTACACGGCCCTCCAGAACCTCATCAAGGCCGGGCAGCGGCGAGTCCGGTTCTCGGACGGGCGCGAAGTGGAGTACGGATCGATGAAGGAACTGATGGCGGCGGCTTCGGAGGTCTACAACGATTTGCTGAGCCAGGGGCAAACGCCGACGGTCCGGCAGATCCGGGTGTACAGCCGGAAGGGATTCTGAGCGTGCAGACGACTGCAAAAGTGATCCCGATAGGGCCGCGCGGCGGCATGGGCCTGGTGGACCAGTATGGGCGCGCCTTGCGGGCCAGCGATGGATTCTCCCTGGGGTCGGGATCTTCGCCGCTGTACGATGCCGCCGGTACGGGCCACAGGCTGCGGGCGTGGCAACCGGGACTGACGGGACCGAATGCGGCGCTGATCTATGCCGCGGACACGCTGCGGGCGCGCTGCCGCGACCTTGTGCGCAAGAACCCGTGGGCGGTGAACGCGATCAACAAGTCCGTGAGCAACGTGGTGGGCGCCGGCATTATGCCGCAGAGCATGGCGCCCGATCCCTACAAGGCGCAGATCGAGGAGCTGTGGGCGGACTCGGTGGGGGAAATGGACTCGCGGGGGCGGCTGGACTTCGCCGGCTGCCAGGCGCTGTTGTGGCGGACGGTGCTGGAGGGCGGCGAAGGCATCGTGCGCAATCGTTTCCGGTTGCGGCAAGACCGGCTGGCCGTGCCGCTGCAAATGCAAATCCTGGAAGCGGAGCACCTGCCCGAGTTCTACAACATGCAGATGCCCAACGGAGACGTGGTACGGGCGGGCATTCAATTCAAAGCCGGGATGGGCGACAGCACTCGCGTGGCCTATTGGCTCTACCAGGAGCATCCTGGGGATCGGGCGCTGTTTCTTTCCGATAATTTGATCCCCGTCTCCGTTCCGGCGTTTGTGGACGGGATTCCGAACGTGATGCACGTGCACCCGATCTTGCGGCCGGGGCAGATGCGCGGGCTGCCGTGGCTGGTGCCGGTGCTCACGCGGCTGTACGAGATCGACCAGTACGAAGACGCGGCGCTGGTGACCGCGAAGATTCAGCAGCTGTTCAGTGCGTTCCTCACGAAGAACGCGCCGGACGATTCGGTGGTGGGCGAGAACACGCAGACGGCCCGCGAGGCGACCACCGACCTGGCGCTCGAAGCGGGAACAATTCAAGTTCTGCTGGCGGGCGAAAACCTAGTGTTCTCGGAGCCAAAGGGGCAGACGAACATCAAGGAGTTTTTCCGCGCGGTCATGCTGGCGATCGCGGCGGGGCTGGGGCTCACGTACGAGCAGTTGACGGGCGCGATGGACGGCGTGAACTATTCGAGCGCGCGCATCGCTCTGTTGGAGTTCAGGCGGGCCTGCGAGCAGTACCAGCGGCAAGTGATGATCTTCCAGTTCTGCCAGCCGTTTTTCAACGCGTGGCTGGACACCGCGGTGGTCAGCGGCGCACTGAAGCTGCCGGGGTACGCGGAAAGCCCGCGGAAGTACCGGCGGGTGAAGTGGCATCCGCCGCGGTGGGATTGGGTCAACCCGAAAGACGACGTGGAAGCGGACCGCAAGGCAGTGGAGGCCGCGTTCAAGAGCCGGTCGCGGGTGATCAGCGAGATGGGCGACGATCCCGAACAGGTGGATGCAGAGATTGCGCGCGACCAGGCGCGCGAGAAAAAGCTGGGGATCAACCCGCAGTATGGGACGGTGCGCGTTACGGAAACGGGCGCGGTGCCAGACAACGTGGAAAAGGGCAAACTGCCAACGGAGCTTCTATGATTCGATTACCGCATTTAGCCGCGCGGATTTTCAACACGCCCCTGGCGGTCGAGCCGGGGAAGTTGGAGGTGATCATCGCCGCGGTTGGGCCGCGGCTGCAGGGCTTCGATATGGCGCCGGCGGACGGGGATAGCCGGCAGCGTAAACCCTACGCCGTTACTCCCGAGGGCGTTGCGGTGATCGACATCATGGGGACGCTGGTGCATCGGGCCTCGGGAATGGATGCCCTCTCGGGCATGACCAGTTACGACCAGCTCGCGGACGAAATCCTGGACGCGGCGACGGACCCGGCCATCAAGGCGATCGTGCTGAACGTGGATTCGCCTGGCGGCGAAGTGGCGGGCATGTTCGACCTGGTGGATGAAATTTACAGCGCGCGCCAGGCGAAGCCCATCTGGGCGGTAACGGATTCGGCCTTTTCGGCGGCGTACGCGCTAGCCAGCGCGGCGGATCGAATCTGGACGTCGCAATTCGGCGGCAACGGATCGGTGGGCGTGATCTGGACGCACTTGGATCAATCGCAAGCCGATGCGAAGGAAGGGCTGAAGTACACGATCGTGCGCAGCCGCCCGCAAAAGGCGGCGGGAAATCCGCATGAGGAGCTATCGCCGGAAGCGTTGGCGAACATGAAGACGCTGGTAGGGCGTGCCGACGGAATGTTGGTCAATGTGGTGGCCCGCAACCGCGGCCTGTCAGTCAAGGCGGTGGAAGACACCGACGCGGGATTATTTTTCGGGCAGGACGCGGTAGACCGCGGGCTGGCCGACCGGGTTGGAACGTTCAAGGACGCGCTGGCGGCTCTGGCGGCCGCGGCTCAAACAAAGGAGAAGGAGATGGTTATGCCTGCAATCGCAGTGCATCATACGAGCACGGTCGCTACCGCGTGGGACGGCGGCGAGAATGAGAAGCGGCTCAAGGCGGGGGAAAAGCAAGCGTACTACGAAGGCGAATACGCTTACCGCGACCCTGCCGCGAACGCTGAGACCAAAGGCGGGTACAAGTTTCCGCACCACGAAGTGGCCGCGGACGGGACCGTGGGCGCCGCGAACCTGAGCGCCTGCGAGAGCATCGTCGCCATTCTGAACGGCGGCATGGGCGGGGCCAAGATCCCGGACGCCGATCGGGCGGGGGTCCACGCTCATGCGGCCGCGCATTTGAAGGACGGCGGGAAAGAAGCGGCGGACCTGAAGGGCGCGGTGGCCGCGGAGATCACCCGGGTGGAACAGGTGGTAGCACTAGCGCAGGGCGCCGGCTACGAAGCGGCGGAAGAAATCGTCAAGCTGTGCGCGATGGTCGGGCGGCCGGGGTTGGCGGTGGAGTTCCTGGCGAAACGGTTCACGCGCGAACAGGCCGGCGAAGAGATTTTGAAGTTGCGGGCCGCGGCGAGCGGACCCGAAATCGGCTCATACATCCTGCCGGATGCCGGCACGGGGACGGAGCCCAAACCGAAGGACAGCCCGGTCGTCAAGGCGGCGGAAGCCCTGGCGGCGGCAAGTAAAGGAGGCAAATAGGCACATGCCAGAACTTTCGCAACCCATGTACATCGGCGACTGGCTGAAGTTCGAAGAGCGGAATCTGTACTGCCGCCACGCAGTGACGATCCTCTCCGGCCAGAAACTGGTATCCGGCACGGTGCTGGGCGTGGTCACAGGCAGCGGAAAATACGTGGCATTCGATGGCAGCCAGGGCGACGGCAGACAGACGGCTGCCGGCATTCTGGTCTTCGACGTGGACGCGTCGGCCACCGGAACCAACGCCGACACGCAGGGCACGATCATCGCCCGCGGTCCGGCAACCATCAACCCCAACCAGCTCACGTGGCTGGCAGCGCAAACGGCCTATGTGGCGGCGGCTCTCGCGAGCCTGCTGGCACTGGGGATCGTAGCGGGAACAGGAGAGTAACGCGATGCCGATGGTAAATCCATTTGCCGGCTCCGGCTTTTCGATGGCGGCGCTCACGCTGGCCATCAACAAATTTCCGCCCATGTTCACCCTGCTGGGAGACCTGGGCATTTTCAGCGAAGAGGGTGTCACCGTGCGGACGGTGATCATCGAGCAACGCAATAACGTGCTCAACCTGCTGCCAACGCGGCCGCTGGGCGATAAGGGGACGCTGGGGTCGATCGGCAAACGCCAGATCCGTTCCTTCGTGATTCCGCACATCCCCCACGACGACGTGATCCTGCCGGGCGAAGTGCAGGGCGTGCGGGCGTGCGGGTCGGAGAACGAGACCGACGCGATCGCCAACCTCATGGCTCTGAAGTTGCAGACCATGAAGCGCAAGCATGACATCACCAAGGAGTGGCTGCGGGTGGGCGCGATGAACGGCATCGTGCTCGACGCGGACGGCGCCACGGTGCTGTACAACTTCACCGAGTTCGGGATCGCGCAGCAGATCCAAGATTTCGGGCTCAGCGATCTGGATGTGGAAGTGGTCCCGCTGTGCTTGGGCATCAAGCGGTGGATCGAGCTGCATTTGTTCGGCGAGACCATGACCAGCGTGATGGCGCTGTGTTCCCCGGAATTCTACGACGCCTTCACGACGCATCCGAAGGTGAAGCTGGCGTTCCAGTTCTACCAGCAGCAGCAGAACCTCTCCGGCGATTACCGCAAGGGGTTCAACTTCGGCGGAATCACCTGGCAGGAATACATCGGCCAGGCGACGGACATCACCGGGACCGTGCACCGGTTCATCAACGCCAACGAGGCGGTAGCGTTCCCATCGGGAACGCTACCG